ATGATTGAGATTTGGCTAGAAACAATATCATAGTTCCAATAGGTAGAAGGAACTGTTGTAGATCCTGAACCTGCTGGGTTAAAAGTAACACGAATTAAACTATCAGTTGCCCAGAACAAGCCAGATGGCGAGTTGGTGCCGCCACGCATTGGCATACCTTTAACAATCTTAGAGCTACCCACGTTGACTTGGTTAGCTAATGGGCCATTCCAGTCATAAAAGTTTTGTAGATTGTAAGAACCATTGACGTTGTTGTTGGCAATAAAACCATGTGATCCGTACACAAAGATAAATGGATATAATACACAAACGCCACCATCAACACTAATTGGTTTATAAGTTGGGTTTTGTCCCAAGCTATCTGATAAGCCGCTAAATGACCAAGAATAATTTGTTCCGGGTGTGATGTTACCAACTAATACTTGGCTGGTAACACTACTGTCTATGTTAATTAAATCTTTTGCAGGATGTGCAAAGATAGATAGTTGACCGCCTAATGGGCTAAACTGAGCATCAAATTGCCAGTTATTTAAAAATGGTCCGTTGGCATTATCTGGTGTAAATACCGCATTACTAGTAAGATAAACAGTATTGGGCGAACCAGAAATAGCGCCGGTAGAAATAGTAACCGTTGTTACGTTAGCCGCATAAGTTGATGAAGCAACTGTATATGATGTAGCGTTACTGGTTTGCTGAAATATTACTTTGCTAGTTGGGGGAAAAGTAGCTACTGCATTTCCACTAACTGTAAAAGTAGTAGAGTTACTATTAGCCACAGCAACAAAAGCTGTGCCGGGCAAAATGGTAACAGGAAATGGTCCGCTACCAGTACCAAATGTAGTGCCGGTTGTAAATACATCTAATTCTTTATAGTTACCAGCAAAGATATAGTTAACGCCATCGTATGGCTGTGATGTCATGCCACGATAGATGCCAACTAAGCTGCTAAAGATTGAACGATAGCCGCCCATCTTTTTTGGTACACCGCGCTGAAAACGACACCACACGCCGTCGGTGTATTCGTCGGTCTCAAAGTAAGTTCCATCTCGCTTAATACCCGCCGGAATTCTAAGAGTGTAAATCCTAGTAAATTGCGAGTTATCTTGCTGAATATTATCAGCTGCCATTTAGAACGTCCCGCCGCTAATCGATTGTGCGTTTAAAGTACCAATAACATTAACAGCCGGTTGTAATACATTAGAACCGTCCATATTAATAATTTCGCTTCCGTTTGCAGTTAAACCTAAAACGCCAGTACCAACCAAGTACATACCAGTGGCTGTATCGTTATTAAATGAGTAAGCGGGTAAAGACGCTGTACCATTAGCTGCATAAAATAGTCCCGTAGAAGATGAAGTTAAAACATATAGGTTTGTACCATCACTTAATACTGTAGCAATATTACCGGCAGATAAAATCAAAGGAGTTTGACTACTACCTTGACACTTAAATGTAATGTTGTAACCCGTTTGGTTAGTGTTATTAACCAAAATGTAAATCTGGGTAATTGCTGGCAAGGTTACAGCTAAAGTCTGGGTGCGAGTGCCAGATTGTGCAATGTATGTTTGAATAATGGGCGCATAAGAAACTAAGCTAAATGTATTACCGGTAATAGTATCTACGTCATAAGTTGCTGAGTTAAATGTTACGGCAGAAGGAGCAACCCAACCAACAGTAACAAAACCACCAGACATTGCATCATAGAAAATAAACCCTGAATCACCGGGATTGGCGACGATGTTGCTATTACCATTAATTAAATCGGGCGATGTTGGTGTGATACTCAGTGAGCCAGTTCCATTATTTCTAAAACCAATATACCAACCTGTGCTTAATGATTGAACCGATGGTAAGTTAATATTACCCGCGCCACCATTCCATACAAATGTAGCTGCGCGGCTGGCATCGTTAACAGTTGGTGTTGCAGTAATATCAACAGTATTTTGAGTTGTTGCTAATTGGCCGTTAACAGTAGTTAATCCAGCACCAGCTAAAGCAGCAGCATCAGCAAACGATGTACCAACACCAAATGCTACACTGCCCCATACGCCACCAGCGGTAGAGTTATTAGTAAGATAGAAATATCTAGCATTACCACCGGATAACGAAACAGAATTTGCGCCAGTGTAGTCTTTAATTGTGACTGTATTTGAGCCAAGGTTACGAAACAGTATGTCTGCACCAACTGTACCCTGATCTGCTTCTGGTAAATAAATAACAGCAGCATTAGCATTAGAGGCAACGCAATCAATAATACGAGCAGCAGGAATTTGCCCAATGCCTTGATTAACAATAGAAGGCCAGTATAGGGGGGTATTTGAACTGAAAGAAAGTGCATAGTAAGATACATCTGTTGGAGTAACAACAGTTCCTGTAAAGGGCGATGTGTAGACTGGGGTTGTCATTTATTAGGGTTCCTGTACATTCGTATTGCGATCCACACGACGAGAGTTGTCTTCTTTTTTGAGCGCATCAATCGCATCAGTGTAGTATTGTTTCCAAACTGGCAATTTGTCCAAGGCTTTCAAATAGCCTTGTGCTTGTAATAGCGCGCCATATAACATTGCTTGCGGTGCAATTTGAGTCCACAAGTTTTGTTGATTATTTGCATCCAAAGGTTGGATTTCCGCAAAGTAAATAATTTCTACTGGATAGCTTTGGTCTGGAGATGGTGCAAAATTCCAGTTACTATAATCGTAGTCAGCGTAATACAAAGGTTTGCTGTTAGATGATTCCGATAAATACTGTGATACATAATCTTGGCTACGAAGCAAAACAGGCTGGCCGTTTACTTTCATAGAAACCGTTTTGCGCCAACGAGATGGTTTGTTCAAAATTGTTTGGTTGGTTGCCATATTGGTTTCTACAACAATCAACTGCAAATAGGTTTTTAGTTCAGCGGCAATAGATGATTCTGCCAACGCAATCAGATTTGGAATCTGCGCAATAAAGTCAGCGTCATCACGCTCCATGTACTGCTGAATGTTCAGTACCAAACTGTCGTAGGTCATAATAACTGACATGGCTTACCTTGTATAGTAACTGATGTTAGGTTGGAAGTAGATTGGTGACTTATCACGTTCTTCATTGTTAGCAGCCATAAACGCTTTTTCAGCTTGACCTTCTAAATATTGAATACGAGCCAATTCTACGCCGGGTAACTGTAATGCCATGCTGTGGGACAACTGTTTTTGCACACAGTTAATCCAGCGGTCTGGCACATAGATTTCGTTAGTCAACGAACCAACGTCTTGCATTTGCTTTTCAATTACCAACTCAAATACTTGGTAGTTGTTGTTTGGTACAGGCCACAAATACATTGACGGATCAATAGTGCGGTCATACCAATATTGCAAGGAGCGTTGGCTTGGAAACTGTTTGTTTGGTAAGTTCCAATAGTCATCGCGGTTTAAACGAGCCAGTGGAATAACTTGCTGAGACTGCGCAAATTGAATTGCGCGTAGTGAGAACGTGCTAGTTGTACTACGGTTCTTTAAACGATAGTAATAGAACTGCTGAGTTGCTTGAACTTGGAAATATGCCCAACCAAAATCATTTAAGGTTGTGGATGGGAATGATTGCCAAGTAGTCCAGTTAACACCATCGTTACTAACTTGCAAATCTAAGTTGTACGTTGTTGAGGTGTTTGGAGAGTAAGCGTTAAAGCCCACATAGAAGATGCGGGTTTGTTGTGCATAAGCCGCGCCAAAATAGTTTTCACTAAGGGTTGATGTAGCGTATAAATTTAAGTTGGCATTGTTTGTTTGATCAAACAAAGCTGGTGAGTTGACGTTGTCAGTTGGCAATGCAGCGGAAATAGATGGGTTGACAATGTAAACCCAGTTAGCCTCACGCACATCAATTGTGGTTTGGGGTAGAGTAATCCACTGCGCATTGGTTTGCGCACCAACTACATACTCTTCCAACAACCAAAGATTAACGCCCAAGTTTGATAAGTTTTGCAAGTTGTAAAACAACGCTTGCTTGGCTGTATCAATATACTCGGGCGTGATTTCTTCTGCTGTTTTACCAGCATCACGATATGCATAAGAAATTAACTGGTCGACATTAATAGTTGTCTGACCAGTTGTTCCACTGTAAGCCATATTACCTTCCGCGGCCAGCGGCGCGCTTAGTTACTTTTTTGGGGAGATTGTTACTAGCTGGACCAGCTTTCACAAACTCCTTACCGACCTTCTTTGGAATGCCTATTGTGCTTTTACCAGCAGCGGCTGCATACATCGCAGCTTGCTGGTCTTTAGATTTGTATGGCATCAGCAGACCTTTTTACCAGCTTTCATGTAACCCATTTTGTTGCGTACGTCTGTTGGCAACTTAGCTAGACCGGGGTTCTCTTGTGCATCAACTTCTTTCAAAGAACCGCCTTCGTTCATGTTAATTGTGCCGCCTTTTTTATAAATACCGGGCTGATTGCTATATGAAGAACCAAGATTAGAAAACGCTTTACCAACTCTTTGCATAAAGCTTGGTTGGGCTGCTCTACGACGCATTGGGGCTGGAGCTGTTGGGTAAGCTTGCTTACCGTTGTAGCTGCCGCCATTCATATCTTGTTCAGAAGGCATACCACCGCCGTTTACATCTTGCTGTGATGGATTGCCATATGGAGTGTCCATATCAGCGATATCGCCTTGGTAGCCAGACATAGCTGAAGCTGGTTTTGTACCAGTTGCTTCATACATACGAGCCATAATAAATGGATCAGTTTGATCAGCGCCGCCTAGATATTTTAACTGTTCAGCAGTCAAACCGCCATCAGCCATGCATTTCATCTTTTTGGTTTTGCCGCCTTTTTTGTATGTGTCGCCCATTGCATTCATGCGACCTTCTTCCATACCTTTTTTAGCAGCATCACCACGTGAACCAAAAGCTTCGTAGTCAGCTTTTGCTGTCTTTTTGTCGCCTTCAGCCATGTTTTTGTCGTAGTATTTTTGTTGTGCTTCAGTTGCACCAGCTTGCTTGACGGATTTGCCGTCAGCATACTTTTTTACTTTACCACCTGTCTTGTACTTGTTTGGCATCTCTTTAGCGCCAGACTTAGCAGCGGCTTTTTTGTCGCCAGTTGGAGCTACTTTTTTAATCTTGTCTTTTTCGCCAGCTGGCATCTTGTTAGTTTTGCTAACATCGCTACCTTTAAAGTTTGGCTTGGTAGAAGCTTTAGAAGGAGCAGTAGCTTTTTTTGCAGATTCTTTGCTCTTAATCATTTTAACTGCATCGCCAGAAGGCTTTTTATTTTCATCCGCAACGCTGCCACCTTTGGCAATCATCTTTGG